ACCTTCCATGTTGAACATCATGGTGAAGGTATATTCTCCACATTCTCTGGTGGTGCTGAGTCTCTTACCTTCAATCCAGAAGAGAAGCAAATGCTATTCTCCTTCACTGGAGGATATACAGATCTCAAGTTTACTCATGGTACATGGTATGGTTCTGGAAGAATCAGGAACTTTGCTACTCTTGAAGCAGAGAAGAGTTCGTTTGATTGGGTTGGTTCTGGTGAGATTAAATTATTATCTAGAAAACCAAAACTCATTGAACCTTCAGATGAGAAACATACTGAATGTTATAGTCCTGATTCACTTGTTGAATTCTTGGATCTTGATTATGGATTCTTGGTTGATTCTACAAATGTATCAATTACAGATCTTACTACACAAACAATTTCTGATGCTACTGCACCAACAGGAATCATTAGAATTGGACAAGGTGAAGTAGTAACACTTGATGGAACTTACAATGTTCCTTCCACAATTACAACTCCAACAGAGTTTATTGATTACAATATTGTCAATGAAACTGAGGATGGTCTTTGGGATCATGGACATATTCTTGACACCGTTGCAATGGGTTACCCATTCGGTGAGATATATGTTAAGGGTACTGCTACTGCTGTCTTCCAGCCTAATTGGGTTGGTAGTGGTACTGTTAGAGTTGATAATGCTGCTCATACCAACTTTGCACTTGGTCATGTTGGTTCTGGTGATCTGTTCTCATTCAATGGTGCTTCTGAGACACTCACTGTTTCTATTGAAGGTGGTGGTCTATTTGCGGTTGGTGGTACTTCTCCATATGCTGTTGCTCTTGGAGTTATTGGTGAAGGTACACTCAGGAAATTCTCTGGTGCTGCTGAGTCTGCTACCTTCAATCCACTGGAGAAGCAAATGCTCTTCTCCTTCATTGGAACAGCAGAACCTTACAATCTTACCTTCAGTGAATTTAGTACTGGAACTATCAAGTCTCTCAGTGGAGGTTACATCACAGAGACTGAGGCTTACTATGGTTCTGGTACAATCAAATTACGTTCCAGAAAACCAGAACTTCCAGAACTCTCAGATGAGAAGCATACTGAGGTTTATGATCTTGGTGTCTGTATTGATCCAGAAGAACTTGATTACGGATTACTTGTTGATAGAGCAGCAGTTGCCTGTGTTGACGTTAGTGGAGATATAACATCCAACACTGTTGCAACTACTGGTTGTACTAGTGTTTCTGGTGTACTATCAATTGCAGATGGTGTCACTTATACTATCCCAAGTCAACTTTCAATTGTTACCGATTCTTGGGATAACGGAACTGTTGAGGATACAGAAGAGGGTCTTTGGGATCGTGGTTGGATCCTTGATGATACTGGTAAGGATTGTCCATTCGGTGAACTTGGTGTCATACGTGGTGATGCAATCACTGCTGAAATACAAGTATACACATGTGTTGCTACTGGTGAAAGTGAATGGAAGGTTCACGGTATTAACATTGGCGGTGATGCATTCATCTTCGTTCCTCCAGCATGGAACTCTCCAGGTGATCCACCAATTGATGTTACTGGTGATGCAGATCCTACTCTCACACGTATTGCTATCTTTGATGGTGGTTCTCTATTCGGAATGGGTGGAGCTGCTGAATGTACAACTATCGTACCTGAAACTGAGGATGTTCTATTCAGATTCGTTCCTGGTCCGTTTGATAGATGGACAACATACGACTGGCAACCTAGTTGGGTATCCAAAGGTGGAATTACTCTTCCAGCAGGATTTACTGATACTCGTTACGTACCACATGTCATTGGTTCTGGTACATTCAGGAAATTCAATGGTGCTGCTGAATCTATCACTGTTAATCCAGAAGAGAGACAACTTCTATTCTCCTTCACTGGTGAACATCAGGTCAGCTTCACTGCTAATCCTCCAGAGGATACAGCAAGAGTCAAGGTTGGTAGTCTTGCAGACACCAGATTTATTCCTAAGTATCCAGGTTCTGGTGATATCTATCTTGCTGGTATTGCAGACACTCGTTATGTACCACATGTTATTGGTTCTGGTACATTCAGGAAATTCTCTGGTGCAGCAGAGTCTATTACTGTCAATCCAGAAGAGAAGCAGATGCTATTCTCCTTTATCGGGGAACGTCTGTCAGAGAAGAAATCTGTTGCAGAAGTTGGATCGGGAGACATTCTTGTTACTGGTCTATCAACTCAGTTACTTACATTTGCAGAGCAACCATTTGGAACGATCCCTGTCAGTGGAGTTGGTTATACCACAAGGACAAGAGACTACATTGGATCTGGTACACTCAGGAAAATTTCTGGTGCAGCAGAATCCTTTACTGTCAATCCAGACGAGAAGCAGATGCTATTCTCCTTTACAGGAGAAGGTACAGAGAATCGTTCTGTCACTACAATTGGATCTGGTACTCTCTTTGGATTCAGTGGTGCATCTATCACAACCAGTTCTGCATACGAAACACAAGGTCTGTATCAGATCAGTGGAGATGGTTATATTACTGCATCTCTTTTACATATTGGTTCTGGTACATTCAGGAAATTCTCTGGAGCAGCCGAGTCTCTTACTGTCAATCCAGACGAGAGACAGATGCTGTTCTCCTTCACAGGAACAGGATCTGAATCTGCTAGTGTTGCTGAGATCAAACAGGTTGAAGTTGATATTACTGGAAAGGCAGATCCAGTTCTTACAACTCAAGCATTCTACGGTTCAGGAACAATACCTGTATCTGGAGAAGCAAATATTCATTATGTACCACACGTTATTGGTTCTGGTACATTCAGGAAATTCTCTGGAGCGGCCGAGTCTCTTACTGTCAATCCAGAAGAGAAGCAAATGCTATTCTCCTTTACAGGAGAAGGATCAGACAGAACTACTGTCAGGGAAATCAGCAAGGGTGGAACACTCAAACTTACTGGTACAACACATCCAGAAATTCTTACATTCGCAGAGCAACCATTTGTTCAGACGAAGATCAGTGGCGATGCCAAGTTCACTGTTCATTACAATGTTACTGGTTCTGGTTCGCTATTTGGATTTGGTGGTGCTGCGGAATGTACAGCGATTGTACCAGAACCAAGTACGATCATCTTCCAGACAACTGGAGAAGCGGAGATTGGAATTACACGTGCTTATGTTGGTACTGGTACATTCAAAAAACTCAGTGGTGCTGCGGAATCTCTTACTGTCAATCCAGAAGAGAGACAATTATTATTCTCCTTCAATGGAGCTGGTACACAATCCAAGACTGCGAGAGAAATTGGTCAAGGAAGACTTTCCACCACTGGAGAAGCAGGAGTTCTTGTCAGATTCGCACACGATGGCGAAGGTACGATACCTATCAGTGGAGATGCTCATACAACCAGAGCAAGAGACTTCGTTGGATTTGGTACAATTCCAACTCTATCGGGTGCAGCAGAATCTCTTACCTTCAATCCAACAGAAAGAGATATGCTATTCTCCTTCTTTGGATCAAGGATTTCAGAGAAGTCAACATTCAGAGAACTCAGTCAGGGTGGTGTTCTTACAGTTGGAAGTACATCAGGAGATCCACTACTTACATTTGCGGAACAACCAACAGTTGAGATTGACATCACTGGAGACAGTTATGACATTCGCACTCGTGCATATCAAGGTTCTGGAAGAATATCTAATGTTAACAACCTTGATGAAGCATTTGCTCTTGCTCCATACATCGGTAGCGGTGCTGCCACAATTACTGGTAAGGCACTAGTACAAGTACAACTATTCCAGCCACCTAGCGTACAAGTCTGGATTATTTGATGTATAAATATACTTGAGAAGAAAATGTGCGTAAATAATGACCACTCAGGTACAATTTAGAAAAGGCACTACTCCCGAACACGCACTATTTACTGGTGCAGTTGCTGAGATTACAGTTGATACTGATAAGAAGACAGCAGTTGTACATGATGGTAGTGATATTGGGGGTTTTGAACTTCAGAGAGCACGTTGGGAAGTCGTTAACTCTAGCGGCTCTTTATCATGTGGTGTTAGGTATCTTTTAGATACATCTGCTACGGCAATTACATTAACTATGCCTTATGAATCAAATGGAGCAGTCCCTCATGTAGGTGACATGCTTGAAGTAGTTGATTTCAAAGGGTCATGGGCTATAAATAATGTTACTCTTACTGCTTCTGGTAGTCAACAATTCTTGAACAAATTTGGAAATACTGATTCAACATTTGTTCTTGATGTACAAGGATTATACACGCAGTTTGTTTGGGACGGAACTTACTGGAGGATCTTAGCATGAGTTTATATCTCAGTGCAAGTACTGCAACACAAGAACAAAATGTTGCAAATTCAAATGACTTTACTGTACACGCTCTTCGTAGAGATAAAGACGGTATGCTTCGTTACACAAAGGCAAGATCTACAGATGATGAAGTCTTTGATTTTCACCGTACAGATGGTGAAGAGTATACAGATTTTCTTCAGGGAACTGAATATATCCTTGCTGACGCAGGTGATAAAAAATATACAAATGATCCCGATGATAAATACCAACAGTTCAGGTTTGACTTCAGACGCTTAACTTATTTTATTGACAGTGATGGTTACTTAGTCGCAAGACTAAATAAAGATTATGATCATAATACAAACGGACCTAAGTAGGAATTATAACAAATGGCAGATTTTAGACTCGGTAGACTAAAGTTTAAGTGGAGAGGCGATTGGACTGCTTCCACTGCTTACGTCATTGACGATATCGTCAAGTATGGTGCAAACTCATATGTTTGTACAACAAATCATACATCAAATGCTTCACAAGTAAATTTTTATGGACAAGATCTAGGAAATTGGGATCTCCATAATGAAGGAGCAGCAAGTGTCGGTGGATGGCAAGCAGCTACTTGGTACAAAATTAATGACGTAGTTAAGCATGGTAATACTCAATACCGTTGTACAGTAGGTCATACTTCTGGTGCTTCTTTTGATGCATCAAAATTTGTCGTCTATGTTGAAGGTCTAACTTTTGAAGATAATTGGGTATCGGCAACTGCATACCAAAAAGGAGACATTGTAACTTACAGAGGTTACAGTTATGTAAGTAAAGGAACCCACAGTGGTACTACTTCTCCTAATGCTGATACTACTAACTGGGAAGTTTTAACAACTGGTTTTTCTGCTCAAGGTGAATACAATGCTGCTACAGCATATGCTTTAGGTGATGTTGTAAGATTTGGTGGTAACACATTTGTAAACCAAGTTAGTTCTACTGGTGTTGCTCCTACCGATTCAAATACTTGGGGTCTTATTGGAGAAGGATTTAACTGGTTAGGTGGTTGGGATTCTGCAACAACATATCAGAAAGGTGATGTTGTTAACAGAAACTCTAACTCATATGTTTGTAAAGCAGATAATGTAAGTGGTGCAAGTACTGCTCCTGAATTAGATCCAGGCGGAACATATTGGAACTATGTTGCACAGGGTGGTGATACTGCACAGGTTCTCCAAGAAACTGGAGACATGCTTTATCAAGCAGCATCAGGTGTTAACAGAATTGCACTTCCATCTGGAGCTTCAACTGCAAACGCTGCTGTAAGTAAAGCAACAATCACAGGTGCTACATTTACTCCTGCAACTGGTATCCTAACAGCAACTGTTGCTAGTCATGGATTTACTTCTGGCGACTATGTTAAATTTGATGATAGTTCTATCACATTTACTTGTGATAAGGATAGCAATGCAACAAACCATGCATATCCAAGAGCAACTGATCCTTCAAGTGCAAAATGGTTAACTGTTACTGTTGTAGATGCAAATACATTTACAGTTAATGTTGGTATTTCTTCTGATACATCTGCACATACATTTGTATCTGCAACTACAGATGGATTATCAAAAGTTGGTAACGTTGCTGCACAAAGGGAAGCAACTGGTCAAGTTCTAACTGTTGGTGGTTCTCCATTACTTCCAACTTGGGAAAAGAATAATGTAACAGAAAGTGTTTACTATGTTACAAAAGAAGGTTCTGATGCTAACAATGGTAAGAGTATTTCTAGATCGTTCGCATCTCTAAGATATGCTTGTGATTATATCAGTGGATTGACTGGTTCTGAAGCACCTTCAATAACAAACCCAATCACAATTTTCCTTAAGTCTGGTATTTTCTCAGAGATTCTTCCAATTGTTGTTCCTGAATTTGTTTCCATATATGGTGACAACCTAAGAACTTCTATTGTTAAGCCTGCTGCTGGTGATTCCAGTATGCAAGCAATTACACTTGCAAATAATGTTACATCTCTAAGATTTGGTGAAGTTGTTACTAGTTCTGATGGAACCAAGACCGCTATGGTTCTTGATTCTGATTATGCAAATAATGTTCATCTACTCAATATGACTGGTGGTCCATGGACTACTAGCGACAAGTATGTTGATATTGTCGGTAATAAGAACGCAGATGCTCATGATTTGTTACAAACTAACAAGTCTTTCATTGCTCATGAAGCATACCACAAGTACGCTGCTGAAGTTGCTACACCATCTGGTACAGAGAATACAGTTAAGACACGTTTGATTGGATTAGTTGATTCTATCGCATTCAACATTAAGCATGGTGGAAACAATAAGGTATTTGATTATTCAACTGATCTTACAGGTGGAACAGCAATAACAGGTGTTAATGCAGAAGATACAGCATTAGCAAATAATATTGAATCTGTTGCTACTATAGTAGTACGTAATGAGTTAGTATCTGCTAGTGCTGGTAATAATCTTACACAAACAAGAGATCTTACAATTACTAATGATAGTAGTGATCCTAGGTGTCCTAATGTTGTTGCAGCATTAACAACATTAACTGGTATTGTTACTACATCAATTGCTAACGGTAATACTAACGCTACTGTTTCTACTGATCCATATATTACAATTGCAACAGCAGGAACTCGTAGCAACGAAGAGTCTACAATGTGCTTGCTTGGATCAAATACTACTCTTAAAGAGTTAGTGTTTGAAGGAATGAGTGGATTTGTTCCTTCTGCATCCAATGATAAGGATATGGACACTTCCACCATTAAGGGTGTGTTCTTCAGATTCAATCCTAATTCACCAATCGTTAAGTCACCATACATTCAGAACTGTACAATCTTCTCTGGAGCAGCAGTTGGTATTCTACTTGATGGTGCTGTACATAATCATTACAATGCTTCGTCAACACCTTCTTACAAGTCAATGGTGTTTGACTCCTTTACTCAGGTACTAGATGGTGGTGTTGGTATTTACGTTACTAACGCTGCTGCTAGTGAGATTGTATCATCCTTCACATACTACGCACATATTTCTTACACTGCTACACGTGGTGGTAGGATCCGTGCTGTTACTGGTAACTCCTCTTATGGTAAGTACGGTGCAATTGCTAGAGGATTTGATTCTTCTGAAACAACCATTGATGGTACTGTTAAGGGTCTTCGTCTTACAATTGATGTTAACACTCCTCTTAGTGGAGCACTTACTACTGGAGAAAGACTCGTTGGTGGCACATCAGGTGCTGTTGGTGAGTTGATTAATGACCAGAATAATTCTGGTTTCTTATACTACTTCCCAATTAAGGGAACATTCTCACAGGGTGAGGTAGTTACAGGTCAAACATCTGGTGTTACTGCAACTCTTGTAAACAACACAGATGCTGTTCAAGGACAGAAAGGATTCATTCTTACTGTTGAGGGTCTAACAACTGGACCTGATGCTGGTGGTTCTGTTTCTCTTGACGATAATGGAACTAACAATGACACTGGATCATTCGTTATCTCTAATACTAGTTACACTGCTCCTGATGGACGTGGTACTTTAACAGTTCAAAGAGGACAGTTAGGAACTTCTTCTGCAACTGCTGATGGTACATCTGTTGTTTCACTATTCGCTGATGCTGGTTCTACTTCACAGTTGAACGCTGCTATTCAAGCTGGTGATGCATCACCTGTTACTATGCAGGTAACTACTGTTACAGGAATGACAATCGGTGGTCACTTAGTGATCAACGATGAAATGTTTACCATTGTTTCATTCCCATCTGCATCATCTGTTGAAGCAACTCGTGCAATAGAGGGTACAACTGCTGGAGCACATGCTAATGGTGCTACTCTTTCAATCCTTAATACTAAGGTTGGTTCACAGGATGAAGTAATTGAAGATATTGCAGTCAATGACGTTACTATACGTGTTGCTGCTGCAAACATTGGTCTTGATGCTTCTGATTATATCAAGATTGGCAATGAGTTCATGAAGATCACAGTAGTTGCTGTTGATACAACTGGTATCACAACACTACAGTTGGCAGATGAGAAGACAGTTGAAGCTGGAAACGGACAAGGATTTAAGATCCGTTACCGTTACTCACAGGTTCGCCTGACTGCTCACGACTTCTTGGATGTTGGTACTGGAAGTAAAGCTAATACTAATTGGCCTGGACTTCCACTATCCGCTAATGTCCCATCACAGGAGACAGACGAGGATCGCCCAGGACGTGTTTACTACGTCTCTACTGACCAAGATGGTAACTTTGCCGTTGGTAAGTACTTCAGGGTTGAACAGGCAACTGGTAAGGCGACTCTAGACGCTTCTGCGTTTGACCTATCTGGTCTATCAAGTTTGAGACTTGGTTCTATCGGTGCTCAGTTGGGTGCTGCTATTAACGAATTCTCTACTGATGGTACATTGTCACAGAACAGTGACCAGAAGGTTGCTACACAAAAAGCAACGAAGACATACGTTGATAACCTTTCAGCACTTGGTGGTGACTTAACCGTTGCAGGTAATTTGACTGTTAAAGGTACAACAACATCTATCAATTCTGTTACGTTGACTTCAAAGGATCGTAACATTGAATTGGGTCAAGTTGCTGTTGGTAACTTCAATGGTGATTTGACTGCTGGTTCAAACCAGATTACCAATGTAACTGATACAGACAACATCGCTCCTGGCGTAGCAATTACGCTTGATAGTGGTGGTGGTACTGTAACACTTGCTTCTGGTGGTATTGTAAGTGCTATTAGCGGTACTACAGTAACCATTGACCAGACTGCTGGTGGTTCAGGATCTGCTTCTGGAGCAGTATTCTCTACAGGTGGTGCTACAGATACAACTGCTAATTCTGGTGGTTTAACAATTCTTGGTACAACTAATAAGACAATTAGTTGGTTGTCTTCTAATGACAAGTTCAACTTTAATAAAGGTATTGAACTTGCAACTGGTGAAGGAATCACAATTAACGGAACTGACGTTATAACTGAATCAACGATGATGGGTAAAGATATAGTTACTGCTTTATCATCCGCATCAAGTCACACACAGATTCCTACTGCTGGTGGTGTTGTACAACACAACAACAAAGCAGTTAGTGCAGCAGCATATTATCTTGCTGCTAACTAAATTTTGACTTATTAATTTATTATAAATAACTTTAACTAACAAACGATCTAGATTTTGGAGAAACCTCAATGGCCTCAGGAGTATACGGAAAAGTAAATGTGTCTGCAACCACGTGGACAGAAGTTGTTGCACCACCTACTGCTGGCAACACAAAGGTTACAACCTTGAATGTTTGTAATCGCTCAGCTGCTGCAATTACAGTACAGATAGCATTGTCTTCTGATACAACAATTACAGATGACGAGTTTATTGAATATGATGTAAGCATTCCTGCAAACGGAGTGTTGGAAAGAACAGGTATTGTTCTTAGCGAGAATAACGGATTGTATGTCTATACATCAGCTTCCGATATAACCGCAATTGCATATGGCCTAGACGGCTAATTACCACTCTATAACTGAACAGGAATAAAAAAATGGGAAGAAGTCTTACAGAAGTAGTACAACAACAAACAAGTTCAGGAGGTGGAACACGTTCTGATCCTTGGCAACAGCCATGTTTTACTGTTTATTCAATGGAGCACTCTGATGGTGGTGGTGGTTTTTTCAGCTACGACCATAACTTGAACATGCTCTCAAACGTTAGAGGTAACGGTGGTAACCATTATGGTTCTTATCGTACTTATAGCAGTCAAGCATCTGAATTCATGCAGAACCATGCTAGTAACAGTGCTTATGAAACAACTGGTACTGCTGGTACTAACAGTCACCGTCCTTCCCTAACATCGTTTGTTGGTTATTTGGGACACATACAGTTTACGCCACCACAACCAAATGGTTTCGGTGGATGGATTAGGAATGGTAACCCTGCACAGGATAGAGCTGGTCATGCATTTAGAGATGTTAATGCTATTGTAGGAGAAACTAGGCAAGACTATGCTTGGTTTACTCATCACAGTGGTGGTACTCACCAAGTTAGATTCTCTCAAAGAAGTGCTAATACTTACTACTCTGACTATGAATCAGGTTATGGTGGTTACATAAATGTTGGATGTGCGTGGAGTCAATCCATGTATGGTGGCGGTTGCTATAATGCAAGAACTAAGAAAGTCTGCTTTATGGAGACTAATACTAGTCATCAGTTCAGACCAACCATTTACAGTAATGCTCCTGATATAAGAGCAATCTCTACTAACTACAACCCTTACTATAACGTAACTCAACGAAATGATGGGTATAGTGAGCATTCAACTGGAGAACTTTACGATTACTTCAACAATGCTTCTAATAGGACTACCTACGACACAAGTAGTGGTAAGCCAACCAACAACGATTCAGAAGATAACTACCGTTGTATAACCTGTCTTTGTGATAACGACAAAGTTGTTATGTTCCAAATGATTCCTCATTATGGAAGTTGGTGTCATCGTTGGAATGCTTCTGGTAACGCAGAAGGAAGTATACTCAATATGAGTCATACAACATCGTATGGTTATCCAAACGGTAGTAGATTTGGAGTAAGATGGCAAGTTTCTAGTGATGGTGAATACCTATTTGCATACTGTTCTGGATACTATTACGGAACTGGTATTATGGGTGTTATCATTAGAGTCACAGATGGTAAGATCATTTATACTCAGCATAATGATGGTTCTTATGGACATCAAATTTGTCCTATAGGTAAATCTGACTTCTTGATGGCAATGCAAGTTAACAGTGATGGTGGTCCAGGTATGTACTACAGGATGATTCGTACAGAACGTGAAATGCATAGATTGAATGATGGTTCTCATATGAATGCTCATAGTAGTATGAGAACATATATGATTGATACTCCATATTATAGTACAGCATATCCTGGATTGATTCCAGCATTCTATGACACACATCTGTTCACAACACAGATACCAGATGCAGAAACGGTAATGGATACTTAATTCCATTACCAAAATTTGATTAATTCCTATTACTAATTAAGGCAAAAAAACAATGGCAAACAAGTTTATACTATACAGAGAACATCCTCAAGGTGGAGATGTTTCTGATGGAAATTTAAGAGATAACGCAGGGGTTACTGGAATATATGATTCTGCTGCTGAAGTACCAGCAATAGCAAATATTGATATTCCTGGTATTACAAAACATTATGTTATTGAATATGATTGGGATCCTACTGTTGATACAGTACACAATTTAGTATTGAATGCAGCAAAAACTGGATTTGATAAGAAGTGGACAGGCAAAACAGTTGCTGAACAATTAGAACTTCATCATCAAGAGAACATAGAAATTGAATATAAGGAAAAGAAGTGGAGACATGCTAAAGCAATTAATGTAATTGCAGGTGAAAGAATAGAAAAACTTGAAGGATGGAGAATTGAAAGAGCAAAACAGCAAGATTTCCTTGCTGGAACTACCTCAGCTCAAACAGCAGCTTATCAAGCAATTGAAGATGTTAGAGCTAGTAGTAATGTAAAGCAATCAACTTTATCTCCTATAGATCCAACAACAGCAGCAGGACGTGCTGCCATTGATGCATTTGATCCATATGACTTTGGTGGAGCAGGTGAAGATGGATTAGAAAGAGCAGAACAAGATGATACTCTATTGGCTACAACCCAAGATTACGACCACACTAAGGCGTAATTAATAATAACAATAGGAATTATAAATACCCGTAGGTAAAACTATGGGTATTTTTTATGGCCGAACCCACCAATAGGGCAGAACTAAAAGATTACTGTCTAAGAAAGTTAGGGTTCCCAGTGCTGGAAGTCAATGTAGATGACGATCAGATAGAGGACTCAATTGATGATGCTTTACAATACTATCGTATGCGTCACTATGATGGTGTAGAACTTGCATACATGAAGCATATCTTTACTGCTAATGATAAGACAAGGTTTCAATCACAAGATACCACAACGACTATAGGTAGTGGTGCAACTGCTACCGAGTGGAAAACGAGAGATAGGTATATTGATGTACCAGCAGATGTTGTTGGTGTTACTAAGGTATTTGGTCTTGCTAGTAATGCTGTAAGAAACAATCTATTTGGTATTGAGTATCAGATCTTCTTGAATGACTTATATGCTGTAGGTTCTCTTGACTTCCTTAACTATTATATGGTTAAGACTTGGATGGAGACTATGGACATGGTACTTAACAATGGTGCTTTTGTTCAGTTTAGATTTAACATGAGACAGGATAGATTATATCTTGATGTTGGTGAAGACATGTTGAATGAAGATGTTCATGTTATTGTTGAATGTCATAGAGCTATAGATCCTGAGGTACATGGACAAGTGTATAGTGATATATTTTTAAAGAAATATACTACTGCATTAATTAAAAAGCAGTGGGGTCAGAACCTAATTAAATTTAATGGTGTTACTCTTCCTGGTGGAGTTAGTATAAATGGTATGCAAATATATAAAGAGGCTGAAAAGGAAATTGATGAGATAATAGAATCATCAGCAAGCACATACGAATTACCACCATTTGATATGATCGGATGAAAAAAGTATACTTTCCTCAACACGGTGGTGTTGCTACCGAACAGAATCTCGTACAAGACTTGGTTGATGAACAAATCAAGTTGTTTGGATCGGACGTGTTTTATATTCCTAGAATACATCTAAAGGATCAAACACTAGGGGAAATAGTACAGTCTGAATTTAATCAGAGTTATATGATAGAGATGTTCCTTGTGAACGTAGAAGGGTTTGGTCCTGGAGCAGAGTTTGTAAGTAAGTTTGGTCTAAGGATAACTGATGAGATACAGTTTGTTGTATCAAGGAGAAGGTGGGAACAGTCTGCTAATCCAGCGTTGAACCTTGCTGTAGATGGTAGACCTAATGAAGGAGATTTAATCTACTTCCCATTGACAGAGGATCTGTATGAAATCAAGTATGTTGAACGAGAGAATCCTTTCTTCCAATTAGGTAAACAGTATTTCTATCAACTCACTGCTGAGCTTTACGAGCAAGGTGCTGATAAGTTTGATACAGGTATTGATGAGGTTGATGCTATTGAAAGAGACTTTAGTAATGTTACTACTCTCAATCTCACACCTTCTACTAGAGTTAATGCAGAAGGAACAGTCACAGTTGATTCTAATGGTTCAATAACAGCAGCAACAGTTACAGTTGCTGGTACTGGATATAGTACAGCACCTAGTGTTACTATTACTGGTGGAGTAAATTCTTCTGGTGGTATTATTGAATCTTCAATTGCTGATAATGGTGTAGTAACACTTACCGTTGTTAATGGTGGTACTGGGTTTGAACCAGATCCAACTGAACCAGAATTCCCAACGATTACTATTGACGCACCACCATTAGATGTTCAGTTTGTTAATGATGAGCATGTAGTAATAGGTGGATTTGTACAACAGGGTGGAGGAAGGACATGGACTTCTGAAAATAAGGTTGCTACTATCACAGCACTTGGTGGATTTGATCCTGTCTTTGCTACTACTACACAGAAGAAATACTTCTACTGGAAGTTTGAAGATAGTCGGTTGAACTATGTTTACACATATAATGGCACTAGTGCAACTACTGTTCCAGGTTTCTTTTATTTTGATGAACCAAATTTAAGGTATATCATTAATACCTATGAGGATACTAGTACTAGTGGTGCTCAAGCAACCATGTATGACCTAGACAGTGCAACTATAGCAGAAGTAGCAGATTGGAATGGTGTTACATATACACTTGAAGTCATGAACCGTACAGGTAACTTCATTGATGGAGACACCATCAGAGGGGTTGAATCTAATGCCCTATATACATTAGGAGATTTCTCAACTATTGATAATCAGAGTTCTGAGTGGGATCAAAATGCTGCCATTGAAGAAGGTGCTGATGAATTAATTGATTGGGGTGAGACGAACCCATTTGGTGAATTTGGTAATTATACAGGTAGCTTCTGATGTTAGGAACACAATTTTATAACGAAGCAGTTAGAAAGACTGTTGTTGGATTTGGTACTCTCTTCAATAATATTGAATTGAAGAAGATTGTCAATGGACAAGTGATGGAGGTTGAAAAGGTTCCTCTAGCATATGGTCCTAAACAAAAATTCTTATATAGATTACAAGGTAACCCTGTTGATGGTAGAAAGGTTGCTATTACCTTACCAAGGATTTACTTTGAGATGACAGGTATTGATTATGATTCGGCAAGAAAGACTACTGCTACCACAAAGTATAGATCAATAGTTCCTGTTGAAGGTAGTACAGAGAATGCTACTAAAGTAAAAGAACAGTATATGCCTGTTCCTTATAATGTATCATTTGAAGTAGGTATCATTGCTAAATCGCAGGACGATGGATTGCAGATACTAGAACAAATATTACCATTCTTCCAGCCATCATTTAG